TGAAGACGAAAGAACTTATCCAAACGTTATAGGACCAGATATTTTCACTAAAACTATACAAGTAGGTGATATCGAAATTTCTAGTTCATTAAAAAGAACTCAAATTGAAGATATTAAAGCTGCAACAGGTATGGACATCGTTCAAAAACTTGAATCAGTTCTTGTTAATGAGTTGACTCAGACTATTTCAAAACAAATCGTTTCGAAAGTAACTGAATTGGCTGACAAAAATAGAATTGCTTGGACAACTCCTAAGGACTCCGCTGGTGCTTCTAAATTCGACTTCAATGTTGATAATTATTTGAAAGTTGGTGCAGCTACCCCAGGTGGTGAAACTACTCACTCAATTCAGAGAAAACTTATTGCTAAAATCAATAATGCTTCTAACTTTATTGCAACTGAAGGTCGTGTAGGACCAGCTCAATACCTTGTAACAAATGGTAATTTGGCTTCTGTAATTCAGGACGTTGCTGGTTATACTCTTAATCCAGTAAAATCTAACTTAAATGCAAATGGACAATTATTCCCAATGGGAAATATTGGTAACATTTCAATTTATGTAGATCCTTACCAAAGATGGGATGATAACAGAATATTCTTAGGAAGAAAAAATAGTGTTGAACAGCCAGGTTTGGTATTCGTACCATATTTGATGGCCCAATCAATACAGTTAATTTCAGAAGCCACATGGGCCCCAAGAATGTTAATTCGTTCAAGATATGCTGTTGCTGATATTGGATTTTTTCCTTGGAAACAATTCATGACATTGTTAGTAACTGATAGTGCAGGTGTACTTATCTAATAGTTAGTATAATAATTAAAAAAGAGAGAATTTATTCTCTCTTTTTTTATATATACATTTGAGCTATTAAAAAATATTCAATTAGTATTTTAATAAAAACATAAACTTTTGTGCTATTAAACACTACGTAATATTAAATAAAAATACTATGTCAAAAAGAAACAACATACAAGATTTAATTAATAGAGCTAATATAGTTCATAATAATAAATATGATTATTCTCTTGTAAAAAATTATAATTCTATGCATGATTATCAAGATATTATATGCCCTGTGCATGGAATATTTAGTTTACCTTTACATTGGCATATAAATAAAGGAAGAGGTTGTAAAAAATGCGCTATTTATAATGTTACAGACACAAGAGAAATATTTATAGATAAATCGAATAAAATACACAATTTTAAATACAATTATGATAAAGTTGACTATATTACGAGTAGAAAAAAAGTTATAATAACTTGCTTAATACATGGCGATTTTTATCAAAAACCATGTGATCATATTAATTCTAAACAAGGATGTCCAATTTGCAACGAATCAAAAGGTGAAGCGTTAATATCTAATATATTAAAATCTTTTGATGTTTATTTTAAAAGAGAAAAAACTTTTCCTGATTTGAAATATAAATCATTGTTATATTATGATTTTTATTTACCTGACTATAATGTTTGTATTGAGTATGATGGTGAGCAACATTTCAAATCAATTAGTCATTGGGGAGGTGATAAATTATTTAAAAAATTGAAATTGAGAGATAATTTAAAAAACGAGTATTGTAAAAATAATAATATTACTCTGTTACGGTTAAAATATACTGAATCAGAAATTGATATTAAATATAAAATACAAAACATATTAATTTAAAATTTTTTATACAACAAAATTATGATAATAAAAAATAACATAGAAATAAAAACAACAAATAAAAATATTGAATATTATACCAGGTTGGGATATAATATAAAATCTGGTGATATTATAACAATAAATGTACATGAATTACCAAAAACATCAAAACAAAAAATTGAAGTTTCTTGTGATAATTGCGATGAAAAATATACAATATCTTATTTTTCATATTTGAGAAATATAAAAGAAGATAAAGTTTATCATTGTAAAAAATGTTCAGGAATAAGGAGTAAAGAGACTAATTTGAATAAATATGGTGTAATACATCCATCACAGTTAGATGAATTTAAAGAAAAAACACAAAACACAAATTTAAAGAAATATGGAGTCAAATATTCTATGCAAAATACTGAAATTAAAAATAAATTTAAAGCTACAATAAAACAGAAGTCATCAAATATTATATTTGAAAAATATGGTGTATATAGTCCAGCACAAAATAGTGATGTATATCAAAAGATGATGAAAAATGGCTTACACATTTATAAATTCAAAGACACAGATATTTATTATCAAGGAGAATATGAATTAGATTTTTTAAATAAGTATTTTGAAATAATAGAAATAAAAAGAGGAAGTTCTATAAAATACATTTTTAATAATAAAGAATGTATATATTTTCCTGATTTTTATAATGAGAAATTAAATTTAATAATAGAAATAAAATCATCTTATTGGTATGATAAACATAAAGATAAGAATATAGCAAAACAATTAGCATGTAAAGAACAAGGATATAATTTTATTTTTATTATTGATAAGAATTATGATATATTCAGTAAGATAGTAGAATCTATAACATACACTAAAGAACATTGTTGGCAGTATGACATTAGATTAAATACATTGAAAGATGATATCATAAAAATTGACTTTGATTATAAAAATCTTAAAATTTCTGACTTTAATTTTGAATTTATAGATAAAGATGATTCAAGAACAAAAGACATTGTAACGTTCATTAAAAAATATGAGTGGCTTGGTAAGATGCCAAATAGACCGACTCACAGATTTATTGCAACATATAAAGGCATGATGGCAGGAGCAATTGTTATGTCCACCCCAAATGCATTTTCTAATATATTAGGTGATAATACATCAGATATTGAAAAATTGATAAGCAGAGGCGCTTGTGCATCTTGGACACCAAAGAACTTAGCAAGTGCATTAATAATGTGGTCAATTAAATGGATGGTTAAAAATACAGAATTTAGATTATTTGAAGCATATGCTGACACTGAAGCAAAAGAACTTGGCACAATTTATCAAGCTTGCAATTTTTATTATCTTGGTAACAATTTTGGATCAACTAAATTATATTTTGATCCTGAAAATATTGATAAAGGATGGGTTAATAGTAGAGGATTTAGAAAATTGAATTTTTATAAGTCTTATTTAAAATCAATTAATATTACATGGCAAGATGATTGGAACAAAAAAACAAAAATATTATGGGAAAATATTTCAGATAAAATTTCAGAATTAATGAAAACACATTCAATTGAATCTATAAACAAATGTCATATGAGAACTATAAATCATAAGCATAAATATATTTATATATTGGGTGAAAATAACAGAGAAACAAAAAAATTAAGAAATAAATTCAAATCTACAAATATGAATTATAATTATCCAAAAAATAGGTAATTAAAAAGAGAGAATAAATTCTCTCTTTTTAATTTTTATAATGTTTTAAATCCATGATATGATATAATACCATTTTCATTGACTGTTATATACTTCTTCATACGAAATATTAAAAATTCTTTTATATCTTCTATTTCAAATGGAATATCGTAATCAAAATTATAGTTATTATCAATATAATAAAATTTATCAGTATCAAAATAAATTAAATCAGTTTTTAATTTTAGCTTAATATCATCAAGCATTAAAGATTTGTATTTATCAAAGTTATAAATATTATGAGAATTTATTTTTGTTATTTTATCACTGACCAATAATCCATAAAATGTATTTATCATTATTTTAACAATTACATACACATCAGTATTTTTAAAATGTTTTCTATTGACATATAAATATTTAAATAATAAATAGTAATTAATATTATTTATATAAATAATATTATTATCAACTAATTTAAATATTAAGTCTGTATAAAAATAATAAAATGTTAAGCATTTAATATTTCTACAAATTTTTTCTTTATAAAATTCATTAAGATATATATTAGATGATATGTCTTTATTATTATCTTTATAAAATTTTAAAACTTCCACCTCATTCACACTAGACTCAATACATAAATCATTCATGTCAATTTTTTTAAATATATCATCTGATATTTCAAACCATACATCTTGAAGTGATTTTGTTTTACTGACACCAGAAGTTGGTGTTAGGTTATTTTTAATATAATATTCTTTTAGAATATTGTAAATTTTTTCATTCATATATTTTTGATTAATTTTTGAAATTATCTTAACCTAATTTGAAGTCATCTAATATTAGGTAATAATCTATTCATTTTATAGAAATAAACAAAAAAAGTTTTTTATTTTAATATATAGAATTATAAAAAAAATAATATAATATGCTAACTCAATTTGACAACTATATAAATGAATTTTATACTGGTAAATTTGCATCTGCTGGATTTAAAAGTAATGAACCAACAAATGAATATGATTTCAGTGTTGATATAAAATATAGCAAAGAAAATGAAGATAAAATAAAGAATGATATTTTATCCAAATATAATATTCCTTATAATGATTTATCATTTGAAAGATTTGGTGATACTCAAACACTAAAATTGAAATTTTTATCTTATAGCAATTGGGAAGCAGCTTCAATAGTAACAACTTTTTTAGATGAGCTAGTAGATCATGAAATTCCTTTTGACTCCAGAACAATTGATGTACCTACATTAAGAAAAGAAGATAGAACCAAAGTTACTGGATTCAAATAATTTTAAACTTTTCTATTTATTTAAATTATAATTATCAATGATAAATATAATTATATTTAACAAGTGATAATCATTATCTATTGAAACCATTGTCACATTCAATGAAATATAATTTAAAAAATGAATGATATTGATGAAACTATTAATTAAATTTCCAACTAGAAACAGACCAACTAAATTTTTAGAAGTTTTAGATTTATATTATAAAAATATTAATAATATAGAACTCACAGAATTTTGTATTTCAATAGATGAAGATGATTTATCTATGAACAATGAAGATATTCTTTCAAAACTAGATAATTATGAAAATTTGAGTGTATTTATTGGGAATTCTGAGTCAAAAATAGAAGCTTGTAACTCTGATATAAATGAAATAGAAGATTGGGATATAGTATTATTAGCATCTGATGATATGATTCCTCAGATTAAAGGATATGATGATATAATAAGATACAATATGGAAAAATATTATTCAAATACTGATGGAGTTTTATGGTTTTTTGATGGCAACAGAAGAGATATAAACACACTTTGTATATTAGGAAAGAAATACTATAATAGATTTGGATATATTTACCACAAAGGGTATAAGAGCTTCTATTGTGATGATGAATTCACTAAGGTCGCAAACAAATTAAACAAACAAACATTTATAGAAGAAACAATCATAAAGCATGAACATCCAGACATACCTGAATTTAGAAATCAATTTGATGATTTGTATGCAAAAAACAATAAATACTATCAAACAGATTATATTTTCTTTCAATTTAGGCAAAAAAACAAATTTGGATTAAAATGAAAAAGATAATATCATTTAGTTTATGGGGAGATGATCCTAAATATTGCATAGGAGCAATAAAAAATGCAAAATTAACTAATCAAATCTATCCAGGATGGACTTCTAGATTCTACTGTGGTAAAAGCGTACCATCTAATATAATTGAACAATTAATAGAAATACAAAATTGTGAAGTTTTAATTGTGGACGAATTAGGAAATTGGTCAGGTATGTTTTGGAGATTTTTAGCTGCTAGTGATAGTGATGTTGACGTTATGATAAGTAGAGATTGTGATTCAAGATTAAATTTAAGAGAAAAATCTGCAGTTGATCAATGGATGAAAAGCAGTAAAGAATTTCATATAATGAGAGATCATCCCTGGCACACAGCCCTAATATTAGGTGGAATGTGGGGAGTAAAATATCCAAAATTGAACAACATGATAACACTTGTTGATAAATATTCAAAAGGTGATTTTTGGCAAGTTGATCAGAATTTTTTAAAAGAAATAATATATCCAATAATTCAAAATGATTGTATGATACACGATGAATTTTTCATAACTAATTCAAATAGATTACCATTCCCATCTAATAGAATTGGTCAAGAATTTGTAGGAGAAAGTTTTGATGAAAATGATAATCCAAACTTAATTCATAGAAGTAAGATAAATTAATTTAATTTATGTATAAAAACAATAAAATAGACGAATTAAATGATATTTCATATTATGAAAATTATGGAATAGAAAAATCATTAAATTTTGCGAAAACTCTAACTGAAGAATATACAGATAACATAAATTTTTATTTATATTGGATAGGTAATAATGTAAATTATAAGCATTATGTAGTTTTAAAATCTTTTTTAGCAACTCAGAATTTAGAAATATGTAAACTTATAATATACAGTGATGTCAAACTTGAAAATAATATTATTTTTGACGAATTCAAAAAATTCAAAAATAATATCGAATTTAGAATATTTGATGTTTATGAAGAAACTAAAAATACATTATTAGAAAATTTTAATTATTTATCAAAAATAAAAAATCATGAATTAAACCCTGCATTAGAAAGTGATTTTTTTAGATTACTAATTTTAAATAAATACGGAGGATTATATTGTGATTTCGATATTTTATTTTTAAGAGATATGAGTCCATTATTAAAATATGAATTTGTATATAAATGGGAGAATTATAAAGCTTGCTCATATTTAAATGGAGCTGTGATGAGATTATTTAAGAATAGTGAATTATCAATACAAATGATAAAAGAAATAATAAACAAAGAACCTTTAATAGGATCATTATGTTGGGCATCAGAAGTGTATTGTTCTGTCGCTAAATATAATAACAATTTAATAGTTTTTCCAGCATCATTTTTTAATCCAGAATGGCAATTATCTATACCAATAAATGGATTTGAAATATATAAATATAGTGAAGAATTATATGATGGTAGTTTTACATGGCATTGGCACAATAGATGGGAAAGTACAATAGAAAAAAATTCAAAATTTGATATTTTAGATAATATAATTAACAAAAAATTAAAATTAAAATATGATTGATAAATTAGGAATAGGTATAATGACTTCCATAAATTTAAAAGATAGATATATGGCATGTAAAAATACATGGGTATTAGATTTTGATAATATTTTTTTATTTGGAGGTGATTCTGAAGATGATAATTTAATAAGATTAAAAAATGTTGGAGAAGATTACAATAGTTGCTTTCTTAAACAACAATTAGGATTAAAGTATATTTACGAAAAAAATGATGAACTTGATTGGTACTGTATGGTTGGCTGTGATACTATTTTATATAAAAATAATATCATAGAAGAATTAAATAAATTTAACAGAGATGAAGATTTATTTTTAGGGCAATCAAATAATCACTTAATAGTCAATAATACAAACATATTGGCTGTAGCAGGTGGAGGTGGATTTTTTATTAGTAATTCATTAATGAGAAAAATATATCCGAAAATTTCAGAATTTAATGATACTTGGAAATTTTTAT